TTTTCTTTATCATTTAGTTCTTTATTATAAAATGCGTTTCCAATCTTTTTAGTAAACTTAATTAAAGTTTGACCAGTATAAGTCACTGCTTCTGCATTGTCTAAATCATAAAACCTAAATACAGGTAAACCCAATACACCATATAAACTATTTAATAAAACTTTTTGAAGATATTGTCGTCTATCAAAATATTCTGATTTTTCTACATCACCATCTTCGTGAAACTTCTTTGATAACTTACGATATTCAACTCTTTCATCAAACCATTTCCTCAAAAGAGCAGCTAACAAACCATCTTTATCAGTTCTATACATCACACCATTTGTTGCTATACCTATATCTTTACCATCTAAAAATTTCTGTAATTGAACTTCAGTAAATCTACCCAATAACTTTTCACCTTGAGTCACAGAATATGTTTTTTTATTATTTTTATTTAAAAACTCTTCAGGATTCCAACCTTCAATTTTACCCAATTTTGTTTCTGGTGATATATTCAATGACATAATACAAGATGGGTACATACTTGTAATATCTAAGTCATACACCCATTCGTGTTTTCCTTTTATCGGTTCTTGAACATAAGCACCAACAAATTTATCATTTGAAAATTTACTTGGTCTTTTTGGTTTATTTGGTGCTACGATGTTTTTCTTTTTTAAATAAACTAATATTGCACCCTCTAAATATCTTGAAGCCATAAACACATCTTCATATGGACAATGACCAAGATGTGCTAGACCTCTACCAATCTCTATAAAATTTAATTTATCATCAATTTTCTTTACAAGTTTTACGTCTTGTAAGTTATATTCTACAAACTTATCAATATCATTTTCATATAACTCATTAAGAGTACCATCATATGCTACCTTTTTTTCACCAACTTCATATTCACCAATAGCATCTAATCTATATGATGAACGTTGACCAAATGTAAATGTTTTGTATAATGCTAAATAATCTAAAACACTAACACCAGCTATCTTATACCTCTTACTGAAGTCACTCCATTGAACTTGTCCTATTGGTGATAGAACATTAGCAACTTCTTTCCCTACCACTTGTTGAGCTCTGTTATATAAGTAATTTACATCAAAAAATTCAACATTCCAACCTGTCAATATGGTTGGTTGTATTTCCATATACTTTTTAAAGAATGCATTTAATAAATCATATTCATCATAAAAAGAAACTATCGTGTCACCATCTTCTTTGGTTCTACTCTCACCTAAATTTAATTTATCAGTTGGGTCTAATACATAACAAAAGTATTTATCTAATAATGGGTCGTTGAAACCAATTGAAGTTATTTTATTCTCAGCCTTTTTAGGGTCAGGAAATCCATCAGTTACTTCAACCTCAATATCAAATATCATTACACGATGACCTTCTGATACATCATCTGAATCTGTATAATTGTCAACCAAGACTCTTATTTCAGGATTAACATCAGACTCAAAAAGTTCTGGTTGGTCTTTCTCCCAAGTATTAATTCTTTTTAATCTATCACCATAAAGTGATATGAAAGTTCCAGCTCTATTTTTAACATATGCATATTTCTTATAACGAAATGTTTGATGACCGAACTTGTCATCCCAAATATGCATTTTGTTTACTCTTCTGTCATAAAATATGTTTTGATACAACTTTTATATAATTTCCCAATTTATTATGTTTGAATATACGAATAAAAACCTATACTTGTCAAGTGTTTTTTTAGTAAAAAAAGGGGGATATATTTCAATCCCCCCCAATTCTACTATTTAGAAATTAACAGTTAATCCCAAGTTAAAGTATCTTGGTGTTCCAAGAAATACTTCAGCATTATGAGGTAGGTGAAGTTTATCACCATATCCATTATACTGTGAGTTATCAACTGCGTCTTGTACATAAACTGCGTCAAGTGCGTTGAATACGTGACCCGTTAGTGTCATATCATATCCTGCTACTTTAGGTAGTTTATAAGAAGCGTGTAAGTCTAAACGATTGTATCCTGGAGCTTGCCACACTTGAGTTCTATCTGCATCACCAGAAAGTTCACGTGAGTCTGGACTCCAATCAGCGTAGTTCTTATCATACATCTTAAAGATACCTTGCAATCTAAGACCATCCATTGGTGTAAGTGTTGTACCTAAGACATAAGCTGTCTGTGGTTGGTCACCTACATATAATCCATCAAGTGTGTATGTGTAAGGTGTTTGTTTTGGTGTGTCTCCGTCATATTCCGTATAAAGACCATCTGCGTCACCATCAAACTTCCACTTACCAAATGATACTGCACCATCTAATCTAACCATATCATTTAGTTTCATTGAACCTTCTACTTCAAGACCTTGATGTTTCTGACCGATACCTTTTAGGAATATCACATCAGTATCACCACTTGAACCTTGTCCAGTAGTTACAGCTTTTGTAAGGTTTCTATCTTTCCAATCAGTATTGTAAGCACTTACTTTGACTGCGAAGTTATCTGAACTAAAGTTAACACCAGCTTCTGAACTAATGAATGATTCATTAGATGGGTCTGATGCAACTGTACCATCGTAATAGATTACGTTATCCATAATTGGTGGTTTCTCAACGTATCCTGTGTTAGCAAATACACTAACATTATCATCTACGTCATACATTACACCACCCTTAACTTGAAAAGTTGAGATAGCGTCTGCTTTAACCACTTCGTTAGCTACTGTAAAGTGGTCTTGGTAAGAATACTTAATACTTGATAATCCACCCATACCATATAGGTTAATCTTATCTTTAGTATATTTACCTTGTACGAATCCACCTAACCAATCAACTGTAGTACTATTATGATATGCGATGATATCGCCTAGTCCCTTCATTTTACTTTCGTTAGTTGTGTTATTCTTATTAGATGAGTTAACAAAATAATCTCCACCTAATAAATCACGAACTTCACGAGCGTGTTCTATACCAGCAGTTCTCCAATCAATACCAACTTGTAGTTCAAGTTCGTCTGATACATCATAGTTCAATTTAGAAATTACACCATAAGTGTCTTGTCTATTGATTGAATTACGAAGAATACCTGTAGAACGATTCTTCGTAGCGTGATATTCAGTATCTACGTTATCAGAGTTTTGAGCTATTTCAGCATTCCAATCCCAAATCCAAGGCGAACTTCTATACCACTTTTCACCAGCGACTGCAGGACTTCTACTTACACTACCATAAGTTCCTGTTCCACCACCTGAACCACCACTCCAATAAAATACAGAACTCAAACGAGTTTTTTCATTTATTGTCATAAAGTGATTTAGATTTACTAATGGTTTATGAAAGAAGTTTTCTCTTTCATTTAGGAAATTAGAGTTGTGTCTATTAGTTGTTCTTGCACCATACATATACCAGTATTGTTGACCTGTATAGTCTGAACTAACAGGTGCCCAGTTTTGACTAAATGTACGACCAGCCTCTGTTTCGAATTTGTTACCTTCAGCAAATGCATCAGTATCATATCCGTCAATATCACCAGCTAACTCTTGTGAGTAAGTAGCGATATTCTGTTTGTATAGGTTCTGTCCGTGTCTTTGTGGAGCACCGATAGCATATAGTTCGAATCTGTTCTTTTTATTTAACTGATATGAACTACCTAAATACCAAGCCCAAGCGTCTGTCCAGTTTCCATCAATGATTCCATCACCAGTCTTACGAACTATCGTTCCACTAAGTGCTAGTTTATCACCAATCAAACCTGTATTGTAGTTAACAGTAGTTTTAAGAAAACCACCATCACCACCTTCTTGTTTGAATTTACCACCTCTCGTCATCGCCGCAGGGTCTGTTATGATATTCATAGTTCCACCGATTGAAGGTGTAGCTAAGTTAACAGCACTTAAACCACGTTGCATCTGAATGGACTGAGCTGCGTCTGCAACACCATCCCAGTTAGACCAATAAACCCAACCATTTTCCATATCATTTTGTGGAACTCCGTTTATCATCACTGCTACATTTCGTTGGTTAAACCCACGAACATTGATACGAGCATCACCCGCACCACCACCTTGTTGAGTTGCGTATACTGATGGTGTAGTGTTTAGAGCCATTGGAATGTCTTGACTACCAAGACGAATTTCCATATCCTCTTTACTAACCGTTGTGTAAGCAACAGGTGTTTTTTCATCTGCTCTTGAAGCTAAAACCTCAAGTGCCGACATTGTAATAGCATCAATTGCCATAGCAAAATCAACTTTTACATCTTCTCCACTCATAACAACCTCTTGAGATTGAGATGAGTAACCAATGAATGTAACTGTAACAGTATAAGTACCAGAATCAACTTTAATTGAGTAGAAGCCACTTTCATCGGCTACTGCTCCTAAGTCACTTCCTTCTACTACTACGTTTGCTCCACTCAAAGGATTTGCGTCAGCATCAGTTACGAGTCCAGTTACAGATTGTGCGAACAATCCACCAATCATCATAAGTGATACTAATAGATTACGTTTATTCATTAACGTTCTCCTTGTTTTTGATTTAAAGACGCATTTTTATTCAGGTGCGTCAACTGCCTGTTGTCGGGTATGTGAAATTTGTTATCAATTAGCGTAATCTTGGTCATCATTGTCACCAGTAGTTGGAACAATTTCTACATCACAAAAATCTCCGTCACAGAATTTTTCTATGTTGGCTTCTTCTTGTTTAATTACACCAAAACTTAATTTTCCAAGTTTTTTAATTTGTTTATTATATTCTTTTTCATCAATTGATTCGTAAGGCATTTGTTTATAAGCACCTAACTCGTGTCTTGGTAGTAACGATATACCTTTTAAATGGTATTGATAATAATTTAATACGTGAGGTATTTGTTCTCCCTCAGTTTTCGGGTCGAATGTAACTGTACAACTTACTTGGTTATCTGCCCAATGTCTCTGCATAAATGCTGCAATACTGAATTGTTCCCAAATAGATAACTCACTTGCAGTTCTGATACCCTCACCAACATCTACTGGTATCTCGACAACCATTGTTGTATCCTCTGAACCAAATGCTGGTTCAACTTTATATTTTGCTTTCTTTAATGGTTCTATAAGTTCTGAATGTTTAGATACTCTTACTCTCCTAATATAGAACCTACTTTCGGGATAATGTAAGCCTGGAGTAGCACCAGCAAGTAATGAAACTGTACCACTTGGTTTAACTGAAGTAGTTTTGATGGAACGTGGTACTGCAAACCAATCTGAGTACATCTTATCCCACTCTTGTATTGTATCATATCCATTCTCCAACCAATCTTTTAATTCGTGTAAACCACGAGTAGTAATAAATTGTGCAACACCACTTACTGAACATCCAATCCTACGATTTCTTAACATCACTCTGTTAGTATCTGACCAATGTGTTCTACCAAGTGTTACTGTTTTTGCATACAAATAAGCATATTTTAATGTCCTCTGATAATCCTCTAAAGAATCGTGGTTGTTTGGAAATGTTTCTACTAAACAACACAACTCATATGATTCAAGTGATTGTTCAAGACAAGGATTACCACCCATTACTCTATGGTCTTTGTTATCTCCACCATTTTTCATTCTTGAGTAGTGTCTCATATTTTCTAACCAAGCTAGACCTGGTTCACCATTGTCTACAATTCTTTTTGAAGCTTCAGTATAATCCATACCGAGTTCTGCAAATATACTATTGTTTGATGTCCAACCATATTGGTCTCTATGTGGATTTACTTTATAATTTTTTAAGTCTAAATATTCTTCATTGTGTGGGTCACCAAATACAATCTCTGCAGTTCTTCTAACATTACCTGCTACGACACATTTACCAATTAGATTCATAATATCCACGATTGTTGTAATTGAAATTGGTTCTCCACTATTCTTTTCTAATACTTTTCTAATACTATCGTGTACTTCTTTTAGAGGTTCGTGACCACTTGATACCCCACCAAAACCTTTAATTGGTTCTCCAGATGGCCTAATCTTTCCGTAATCAAATCTAACTGGTGTAGTTCCGTGAAAGTAACTCTCTAATAATAATTTAAGTGATTCTACCCAACCCTCTCTCGTATCAGGTATCTGAAATGTTTCCTCATTTCTATCTGTATTTATACCTTTAATTATAATCTCACCAGCACCTTTAGTATCGAATCCAACTCCAACACCTAACATACTCGCGTCCATCAAGAAACAAAATGGTTTAGCATAATCTTCTTTTAATGTTTTTGTAGATACGAATGCACAATTATTTAATGCTGCATATAATCCTTTTTCTTCTGTGATTGCTGTTCCCATAGCCCATAAACCACGACCAGGTGGTAAGAACTTCATATTAAAAATTCTCTCATACATTTCTTGTGCAGACTTTTGAGCTTGCCACGCATTCCAACCTAACTGATGTGAGTCAATATGATTTTTTTGCATAGAGTATGTTCCCTCTACGACTCGTTGTACGGTTTCCCACCAACGCTCGTTCTTACCATCTTCTTTAATACGAGAATATGTTCTCATATAAACCAATTCCCCTAATCCATTAAAACCAAATGGTGCTTTTTTTCTCTTAAATTTTTCTATAAACTTTTCAGATAACTTAAAATTTTCCATTAATCAAAACTCCTGTTGTAATCTATGTTTCCCATAACACTCATAAATATAATATATACTAAACTTAATTTAATATTTTATTCAAATCCATCAATGTTTTTTTCCATATCATTATATTTGTTCTTTAGTTCTTTTCTCAAGAACTCTTCGCTATTATTCATTTTATTTTGAGTGTCTTTTCCAAACTGACTACTACCCTCAAACACTTGAATTTGACCAACGTTTGTATTTATTGTAGCTGGATAAGTCACACCATCAATTCCAAATCTATTTTTAATGACGTGGAATCTACCTGTATTAGCTATCTTATCTTCTACTTTTCTACTCATACTCATAACAAAATCTGCTGTCATCACCTTACTATAATCTTCAGCAACTTTATCAGCACCAATTACATCTTCCTCTAATGCTGAACGATTAGCTTGGGAAGCAGTCCATATTGGAACTTCTAACTCACCAGCTAATCCCCTTAAATCTTCGTAAATATTTCCTATTGCGTGTCTCTTCTCTTTAAAGTTTCCTGTAGGCATTAATATGTCAGCGTAATCTACCAATACCATATCTACTTTTATCCCACTCAACTCTATCTGTTTTAGATGAGAACCTAATGTTTGAACAGATGCAGCTTTTGTTGGAAAGTATTTAATTAATAATTTACCTGGAAGTTTTGATAATTTAGATTCAACATCTTCTTTGTAATATTTTATATTAGCCGTAGTTACACCACTAAAGATAGAATCATATCTTAAACCAACATAGTTTTCATTTAACTCTAAAGTATAATGAACTATCGTTTTACCATTTTTAATTGTACCAGCTCCTAAAGCTTGAAGTGTCCAAGATTTACCGATACCAGCTGGTGCAACAATCACACCGAGTTCACCTGCACCTAATCCACCATCCATTATATCATTAACTACATCCCAAGGCGTTTCAACTGTTGCTCTAGCAGATTCCTCAAGTCTTGATTCCAATGAATTAATATAATCGTGTCCTAAATCTCTTGTAGTTCCAGCTTTCATAGCTTCATCAATAATAGATTTTATGCCATCATAATCTTTGTTTTCTAATAAATCAACTGAATCAAGTATAGCACCTTTTAATGTTTGATTTTTACAAAAGTCGAGCACTTCTGATTGTATAAATTCTAAATCTGTAGCTTCAACATTTTTCCAAACTTCTCTTAATTTATCTACAACGCCTGACTTTAATACTTCATCATCTATTTCATCAATCTTGTATTTTATAACTTCAAGTGTTGGTTGTTTTTTATATTCATAGTAATAACTTTTAATTGTTTTTACTAACCATTTATTTGAATCTGAATCAAACATAGACGGATTCAATATATCACTAATAGTTTGAATGAACTTAACATCGGATATAAGAGATGCGATAGTTTTAGTTTGGAAAGATGTTCCAAATTGAATTAGTGTTTCACTCATTCCATAACCTTTTAATTTCTTTTTTTATTTTCTTGTTAAAGTAGTATGTATAAATATGTTTAACTTTTGTGTTAATGTAAAAAATATTTTTATCTCCCTCATCATATCTACGTTTTAATTCTCTACCATATGGTCTCTTGTCCATATACAATGACCTACTATGAAATTTTTTACCATCAACCATCAATGCTTTACCTGGTGATGTAGTTCCTAAATAATCAAAATTAGTAGCTTTGTAAATCACACCTGTATGTCCTTCTTCCTCATCTGCAAATGAAACTATTACTTCTATATCCGTATTTTTCTTTAACCATTTGAATGTTTGTCCTATAAAATAACTTTCTGTATTCTTAGGTGTATCATCTACACAAACCAATCTTCTTAACTCAAAACATCTATCAGGATTTATTGGATTATATTTATTAGCTGTCGCTGGCATAGATGGTCTGGCATACATTATAGCACCTATCAATTCAGGTAAACCAAATTTATTTTCTCTAAATAAACCAAAATGATAGTAAGATTGAACACCACTTGTATTGTGTGAATAGTGATGTTTCTCTACAAATTTAGCTATAGCATTTCTTTGTACAAGTTCTACGGTAAAATCAGTTACTTTCATTTGATTTCTCTGCATATCGATTTAGCTGATTAAAATTAGTTAGTAACCAACTATTAAGATTAGGTAGTGCAGTGAATAATTTATCTTCTAAAAACATTTTTTCAAATTTAAATTTAACCAATCTATTAATCGGTTCATTTACTTTATCTATTATTTTTGTTTTTGTAGAACCTGAAATATCTACATCTGATAATTGCATTAATCTATAATTCATTTCTATAATATCTTTAGATTCAGGTAATTCAGTAACAACCTCATCCATATCAACTATACGATTCTCACTCAAAAAAGGTAACTTCTTTTGTATTGTTTTTAGTCCTAAACCTCTAACACCAGATATATTATCTGACTTGTCTCCGTCTAATACTCTATACCAAATATAGTTGTGAGATGAAATACCAAATTCATCAAATACAGCTTGTTCATCATATAGTTTCTTTTTAGTTGGACTCCATACTTTTATTCTACCGTTTGCCAATTGAAGAAAATCTTTATCAGTAGACATAACCGTAATTTGAGATTCAGTAAGAACTTGTCTACACAAATATCCAATAGTATCATCAGCTTCAATATTATCATACGATAATACAGTTACAGGAAGATTATCTAAATACTCAACCACTCTCTGTAATTGCATAATCATATTTTGTTTCTCATCTTCTTGAGAAGCAAAATCATAAGCACGATTTACTCTATACTTTGTTTTTCTGTTTTGTTTATATTCTGGATATATTTTTCTACGGCGGTTAGACCCACCCTTACCATCAAAAACTATGATGACACGGGTAGGACTAAACATATTTATTGTATAACCAATACTCCTCAGAAAACCAACTATTCCACCAACGTGAATACCATCATCGTTAGTAGTCGGTATAACACTAAACACTCTTATAAAAGTATTTAGGCCATCTATTATGAGCACTTTATCATTTGGCTTTCCGCCGTCTAATGAGCCACCCTTTTTCTTTATCTCTTCAAATATAGATAAATATTTAGAATTACTCACTAATCTCCTCTTCAATAGTTACGTCATCAATACCAAAGTTTTTCTCATATTTAAGAACAACTTTTTCACATATTAAATCGTAACAATGTTTTTTGAAGTCTTCGTCTTGAAGTTTTTCAGCCCAATCTTTAGATTGAAATTTAATTTCTTCACCTAAGTGATTATCCATAGTGTACCAAGCTCCACCTTGTTTGACAAGTTTGTGGTCTTTTAACACGGTTAACCAACTACCTTCATCATCAATTCCACTTTCAAAGTAAAGTTCAAAATCGGCGTGTCTCATTGGAGGGCCAAGTCTATTCTTGATGACTTGAGCTCTCATCTTCATACCAATAGTATTCTTTTTAGTGTCTTTGATTTGACCAAGATTTTTTAATCTGATACGTGTTGAAGCGTGAAATGGTAATGCTTTACCACCACTTGTTGTCCAGGGGTCTCCGAACATAACTCCGAGTTTTTGTCTGAGTTGATTTGTAAACACAAGAGCAATCTTTTGTCTACCAATCATCTGAGTAATCTTTCTCATAGCTTTTGAAAGGATGATTGCTTTACTTGTAGCCCAACCATCTTTATCAAACTCAGCTTCTAACTCTACTTTAGTTGTAGCAGCTGCGAGTGAATCTACAAGAATGGTTACTAACCTATCTTTATCTGATTCTCGTACTTTAGCGACAATCTCTTCTATAGCTGAAAAAATATCTTCTACTGTTTCTAAATGTAGATACAACATACTCTGTACGTCTACACCAATAGATTCTAAAAACTCTGTACTAACTGCAGTTTCTGTATCAATATATACAGCAACTCCACCTTTCTTCTGAGTTTCAGCTAACATATGAGCTCCAAGTAGTGACTTACCACTTGACTCTAATCCATTGAGTTCTGTAATACGACCCACTGCAATACCACCATCTGGTTTATTTGATATTGCTAAGTCTAACATAGTAGAACCTGTAGATATAAAATCTTTTATATCCGTAGGTGTGGTGTCTGTACCATCTAAGAAATATGCTACTTTCATATCCTTAAAGTTTTTGTTTATAGTATCGGCTAAAACACCCGCTAATTCATCTCTAGTTGACATAAATTATCTCCAATTTTATTGTTAGTAAATGTGGGGGCGTAATAAATACACCCCCATTGTTTTATTTAGCTATTGAATAAATCATCAAATGCGTCTGATGTCTCTTTTTTATCATAGGAACTAACTGAAGCAGTTTCTTTAACTTCTTCCTTTTTAGTTTCCTCTTCACCTGATGAATCACCATTTAGGTAATCATTAAGTGCTTGAGTCAATTCATCATAAGAACGTTCTTGATATATATCAGTAATATTCTTTTGAGACTCTGTGATAGTTTCAAGAGCGGATGCATCTTCCGTGATTGGAGTTTGATTAGGTTTTACCCTGATTGATGTTGAAGGAAAGGATTTACCTGTCTCTTCAGCGGTTTTGAATTCTACAGCTACATCACGACCACTTACTGAGTCTGTGATATCACCATAGTCTGGGTCTGCGATAATGGAAAGCAGTTCTTGATAAACCGTCTTACCAAATCCCCAAAACTTAACACCTTGATTTTCTTCACCACGAACTACGACTGGTGCGTAAGTTCTCATTTTAGCTTCGATTTTACGACCTAAGCGATAGTCATCTTTAGAGCCAGTTGATTTAAGTTTTTGTGCAAACTCTTCAATTGGGTCTGGACGACCAAATGAAATTGGTGAAAGATAATTCTTTCCACCCAAATCATAGTGGAAATATAGCTCAATGAAAGGATTGTCCTTATTAAATTTATAAGGTACAATTCTAAGCACTTGAGACCCTGGTGAGGGTTTCCAAAGATTTGATGTTCTGTTGTTTGTTGTTTGAAGTTGATTAAGACGATTTTTGATTGCGTTTAAATCCATTTGTTATCTCCTATTTTTAATTTGTTAATTAGTATTTGTTAATCAAGTATAACCTTGATACATAAATAAGTATAATCGAATTTTCGAAAATACAATTTTATTTTTTATCTTTTTCCCAAGTTGTTAAATCTACGATTGTATAGATTCTTGTTGGTATTTTATTGAGTCCATCTTCGTTTGTAAGTAGTAATGAGTTCTTATAATTTTCCCAGTCTATAGGAAATGTCTTATCTAACTTACCACCGTTTAGTTCACGAATTAAATCATTAAGTGCGTTAATTGTATAAAGTGTATTTGTATTCTTTTTTCTATGAAGTGATATAGTATCTGGAATACCCTGCATAAAATCTTCATCATACTCTACATTATAAGTACAGATTAATTGATGATGGTCATTTTCATTTTGAAATACATAAATTTTATTAAATACAATTTCATTACAAGCTATGATAATATCAATAGTTTCATTGAAATGATTTCGTTTAGTGAATGTGCATAATAGTTGTGTTTTCATTATTGAACTTTCATATGTGCTGAAGACCAATCAGATTGTGATTTACCATATTTTAGTAATCCAATTGCTACTTCAGATTGTTTGTTTTTATTCATCTGTCCAAGATAAGATAATAAACCTATAGTTTGAAAACGAGAATTTAATACAGCTTTAGCTTTATTTTCTGCTAATTTTTTTTCATTTAACATTTTAATAAAATTATCTGGTGATTTAAAAGCGTTTTGATAATCTGATGATTTAGCTCCTCTTGCGAAAACAATTTTACTTTTAATTCTACCCCAAAGTTTTTTAACTTTATTAAATTTCTTCAAACCATTTTTACTAAATGAAAAGTCTTTTGTTTTTTTATCATAATTTAATATATCTTCTCCACCCAAATTTTTTATATTACCACTTAATCTTTGTCCACTTACTAAATCAATAACTGGTAATGCTACCTTACCCTGCACTGCGTCAGCCCCTTTAGTGGTAGCCTCTCCCCTAATTTGTTCTTTTGCACTACCTTGAAAAATTCTAAATTGTAATCCTAACCCATCTAAACCTTTACCAAAAAATTCTAAATAAGATGTAATTGCAAATAATCCACCTATTTTTAAACCAAGTTTTTTTAACTCATATTCTTTTTTCTTACCATCGTTAACTATACTAATATTACCAGAACCTTTCTTTAAGGATATTCCGATTATACCCTTACTACCTTTAATACTATCTAAAAGATAATTATTTAACTCTGATAAACTTTTTGATTTAGGTGCACTATTATCATAATATAACCAAACATCTGCTGGATTCCATTTATCTAAATCAAGATTTGCATTGTAATCATCTTTATATAATTGTCTAGCTAGTTTATTTATATCTAACTTTGAATCATCCTTAACATATCGTTTAGGTGTTGAACCAAGTTTTGATGATAACTTTTGAGTTTGTGCAATTGTTGATTCATACCAACTATCATTATTTTCAAGAAAAGATACCAATCCCAATGCTTCACTTTCTGTTAATGCAGAACCATCATATACTTTTTTATAAACACTTGGGTTTAACATCATTGATAAAAATTCTTCTTTTTCTTTTACATCTGCACCAGATTGAATTGCACTTAATGATAATAGAAATGCTAATTCTTGATCTTTAGTTTGAGCAGTTCCTCTACCTGAAATTTTACCCGCGAGTGTTATATCATATGAATTACCATCATAATCAAATAAAAACATATTAAATTTAGAACTTTTATTTTGACCACTCAATGGTTTTAAAACATCTACCTTATTAATATCAAATTCTTTCTTTATTAAATTTATAAATTCTGAATCTGGTATATCTCCATCATTAGCTACTCTCTTTGGATTAGTTGGTGTAGATAAATCTGATGACATTCCTGCAATTCTGGTTTGTAATGATTTATTGGTAAGCTTTTGTTCATTTAAATTTTGTAAAAGTTCATCAATAACTTCAAAGGGCCATTTGTTCTCAGTCAGTATTTCAGAAAGATGGTATAAGTGTGTAGAATTATTTAAATTAGGTTGTCCATTATCTACACGATATGACCACTCTTTTACTATTTTATTAAAATCTGTAATCATTATTAACCCTTGTGAATTTTACCTTTTCGTTCTTTGAACCATTTTCTAAACTGAGCTGGTGAACCAATAGTTATTGGTTTGTTACCACTTGCTGTTGATAATAATTGTTCTATTTCAACTTTAGCCAATACACTATTATCCAATACTCTTTGCATTACAAATATATCTATTATCTTTGTATCATAGACAACAATTTCATTCCACCAAGCAGTTCTTTTATTAACATCAGAATCAATCAAACTTTTTTTGAATATTTTTTTATTTTTGATTAGAGTTTTGTTTGCTACATTAATAAAATCTTTTACATATTTTGCTACTAAAGGCCCTTGTTCTTCTTTAACTTTTGCCTTATAATCATCATACTTAATATCACCCTTTATCCATTTATCTTGATAGTCTCTTTCTATCTTACTCATTTTTCCATCAATACTATCAAAATCAACTTTTGAAGCCTTTAAAGCCTTCCTCCATATTTCAGGTTTTTTATCAAACACGTGAAAAGCACTTACCCATCTACGACCTTGTTTATCAGGTGTTGTATCAAAATCCATACTTCTTTTTGCTAATAAATGTCCTTCTACATAACAAATAACACCACCCATACCTGTTTGGACACCACGACCTTTAGCTAATGATTCATCTTCGTGAGTTGCTGTAAATGTTGAGATTGATTTTTTTCTTCCAAGAACATTTTTGAGTTGTCTTATTCCATCTGGTCCTGTAATGTGAAATGATTTTACAGGTATCTTTTTACCAAGTGCCTTCTCCACAACTGCAGGTGTAAGAGGTATATATTCTTTTCTACGTACATAATTCAATACTGATTTTGTATGAGCAGGATACCACTTATTATCTATCCAAGTTGGGCCAGCTTGTTTAGAGGGTGCATAAGTGGATTCCATCAATAAGTTTTTAAGTTTAATCAACAAACTTCTCCGTAATATCTTTCATTTCGTGATAGTTTAATCCCCAACTAACTTTAACAGGATATTTACCATCTTGTTCCAATATCCCTTTTACTTTCTTTAAGTAATCTAAACCATCTTCCATATTAAAGTCAAGTAAAAAACTATCATAAGAGTAAAGTATCAATTTACTCTTGTAATCCTTAATTTCAGGTATTAACCGTGTTAACGCCTTCATATTATTTTCAGTTTCCATAAGTTGAATCGTGTAATTAAATAACTTATTAGCATTCATATCACTTAGATTCTTCTTATATATTCGTCTATTATAAATATCTGAAACGATAAATTCTTTTGAATTATACTCTTTCCATAACTTTTCAATATAATCGTGAACTTTACTGAAATATGGATTCATTTGTATCACTTCGTGTGGAATAAAACCATATAGATATTGAAATGATAAAGCTTTTGCCTCTTCATATCCAACACCATAAAACTTTGCCATATGTTCGTGTACTGAACCACTTGGGAAATCATAATCTATTTTATCTGCAATCAATCTTAAATGGTATGCATCAAAATCCATCTCTACTAAAACACCATTTTTGAATCTACTTACATATGGTTTTCTACTACCATCTTTTTTATTGAGGGCTGCAAAGTTAGTTCCACCAAATCTATTGGATGGTCTACCTGTAGATGTATAGATATTATATTCACTATGAACTAAACCATCTATTGATTGTATACCATTTTGTTCTACATAACCCAAGTTATCTAACACTTCATTATTGTATGACACATTGACAGATTGGTTATATTTTTCAATTGTATCTTTAAGTATTTTTGATATCTTACGGCACTTTTCTAAATGTTTTAATACAGGAATTATAGTATTTATGTTTTCTTTTTTATAGTATCTCATATTTAAAAAGTTATGAGCTGTTGTATCTAATTGTTCTAAATCTAACGGGTTACCTGTAGACATATAATGTAATAAATTTACATCAATAACATTACTTAGTTTTACAAAATGATTTAATTTCTTTCTATCATAGGTGTACATTTTATGTTTAGAACCCATTTTGTACAGATTTTTTATATTAATATTTATAGTCTCACTATGATTGAGAGGCAACATAAATTCTTTTCCACCCCACATTTGTACATATAAGAGGGATAACTCGTTGCTGACGGAGTGCTTGTTATCATCAAGCTGTATAGGTATGAGTATGCAATCTTCTCTATCATAAGTTCTTTTGAACTCTTCAAGTTGAACACTATTTTCTACAATCATAATTTACCAGTAGGTTTCAGACCACAATTTAGTTGTTTCAGGAAATGTTTCTAACATAATTTCTTTTAGTGCTCTAGCATATTCTTGTATCTCGACTTGTGATGTTGGTTCATCTCTAAGTTCTATAAAGTTCATAATAGATTGAAATGATGCAGTCCACCATACTTGAGTGTATTGTGAAAGTGGTAGTAGGATACGAGCTTGTTCTTTAGCAACACCTTTCATTAATAATGCATCGTAGTGT